ATAATTTGTTAATAAATCGTTTACAATTTGTTCACAGTTTGTTAACACATTTCGTGCGGGGGTATGCTATAATATAGACAGAAAAAAGGAAAGGAAGTAAAAACAAATGAAAAGAACAATTTATGAAGTATGGGCAAAGACCTACAGCGAAGAACTACAAGACACAATAATGGTTATCAAAGCAAGATTTTACAAGATAACAGATGCTCAACTGTTTGTGAAAGCCTACGAAGAATCTTACATGATGAAAGCTGTAATAATCGAAACGGAAACTTTCTAAACAGTCGAAACGGGCACAACGCCCGTCTGTAACGGTTGGCGGCGTTACACTGATGATGACACGCCGGAAAGGAAAATGCAAAATGAAAACGAAGATAACGAAAAAGACAATCATGAGCGCATATCGCAACGTCATCAAAGTTGGCTACTGCGACATGCAAGACGCTTTAAAATGGCGTGAACCGAATTTCTATACCGCGGGCGTGTACGGGTGGAACTCCGACGTTTACGTGATTGACAATGATACCGTAATAGTAACCGGCTACAGACCGTTCGGAAACATGGAACTTCCGCGGGAAGTTATTGAAACGCTTAATAAATGCGCGAAAAGCATAACACGTTATTTAAACTACGACTTAGCAAGAATCTATTTAAAGAATAATCTTGACGAGTTAGTTAGCGGAATTGAATATGATTTCGATAGTTACACCTTTGCAAGTGCGGACGAAAACTTTGAAATCAAAAGAAAGTAAAATGTTCACAAATTGTTCATACGGTGTTTACAAACGTAAAGTATACTATAATCAGAAAAAGGAAAGAGAGGAAAACAAAATGAAGGTTTATAAAACAAAAGTAATCGTTAAAGATGCAAGCGGGAACAGTATTTACAGGAAATTAAGTTACGAGGAACTTGTATAGCAAATAAAACGTTATAGCACACGATTAAACCGTTTTAACGTTGTGTCGCATCTCATAGGGTATAATGGGCTATAACAGAAGACGACTACAATAATATAATCAAATTGTACAAAGAAAATCTAATTGACTAAATGGGGGGGGAGCAAAAATGAAAAAACGAGAATATTGCGAGAGCCATGAAACCATAGCATATTATAGCGGGTTCAATGGTCTTGAGATAAAAGGCATTGAAAATGACATATGCAATTATGTGTACTGCGTAACAGGTGCATGGCGCGGCAAGAAAAGTTTTCACCGTTGCAAACTTCATTACATCGCAAAAGGGAATGCCAGTCCGTTCTTTAAGGTACATGGACATATAGTGCCGCTCTATGAATGCATTAAAATGTGAATGCAAGAACCAAAAAGGAAAGGAAACAAAACAAATGAAAAAGCAAAATGTTAAAATCAAATTCAACGGAAACCTTTACGACCGCGATTTAATCGTTAGCTATATGCGGGACGATTTACGCGAGAAGCTGCACAGCGAGTGGACGGAAGAAAAAGGCGGCGAGCAGGAATTTTTTGAAGCATACTGCGAACTGCTTCGCAACGAAACAGGGGAAGAATTTGAAATCTAAGCCGAAACGGGCGCAACGCCCGTCCACGTGAGATGACCTACACGTGCTGATAAGGCAGGTCATAAAAAGGAGGTGAAAACCATGAAACCAAACTGGACAGACCTATTCAAAGCAAACCTTGTAAAACCCGCATGGGCAGATAACGCCAAGGAAACCGAAATACCCTTTGCAGCACATGCAATAGATAGTTGCATAGGCACAAATTGGAGAAAGGACGAAAACGAAGATGAACAGTTATTTGGTAACAGTGACCGTAACAGACCCGGACACAGGCAAATATAAAGTTGAGATACCTGTATACGCAAAGACAGCGGCACATGCAAAACGCATAGCGCATAAAGCCGCAAGGCAGATGGGCGCTTGCTATATCACAGATTTAACAGCAGAAAGGAGGTTCAATGATGAACATTAAAAGAGAAGCGCGAACGCAGGTTGAAATTGCACAAATTATAAGGGTGTTGGGCATTAAAGACGAAATATGCCAACGTCATACACGTTGTGACGAATGCTCTTTAGGCAAATTAGACGTACTTGAAACGCGGACATGCTATGAAATTGACAAATTAGCGAAACGCTTAGATTTAGCTTATAGGGTGGTGCAAACATTATGATTATCGTGTTATGCTTGAGCATAGTTGCAGGAACACTGCTTGTAGGGCTTGCCCAGTTGCTCGAATGGCTTGACCGCACGTACAACGATTACAAGTTGTTAAAGACAGTAGAAAGGTGGTGGAAGTTATGACGTATGTGGACTTGCAAGCATTGCGGCATTATGTATACCAGGTACAAAAGATAATATATGAAACTCATAGCTGTATCATTATCGAGTGTGATAAATGCGAATGCGCTTACATTTGCGAATTAACAAATAACTTGCTAAAGTTTATACAGCACGAGATAAACCGATACGACGCGAAAGGAGAGTTGAAAGATAATAACAATTAGCACCCGCGATTACACTACGGAACAACTAAAAGACCTTGCATATGGTTTGTCAAAGGCACAGGACAAAATTTTTGAGCATTGCAAATGCGAATATAACCTATTTTGTTCCAGAGAGTGCAAAGCTTATGCGATATGTAATGACATTATTAACGCATGGCGTTACTTGTACGATACGATAAAGGAGCGTGAAGCACTTGAATTACATCGAGATACGCAAGAAAGTAAATGAAACCACCCCGCGCGGCGCATACAGAAGCGCCGTGAAGCTATACGCAATAGACATTTTAAACCGATTAGGCGACACAGAAGCGCCGGACACGTTGTCCGAATTGCACACCGAATTGCTTGACGGTAGCCTAAACTGGATTGAATACAGCTATTGCGGCAAGGCGCTTGCAGACAGCTACAGCATAGCGGGACGCACATGCAGCCCCACAACGCTAAAGCGTTTACAAATGGGCGCAAAACAGCCTGTAGGTTTTGGAACGTGGCTTGATTATCAAGCAAGCGCCCTAAAGCAAGCCGAAAAGCTGATTATACAAAAATATTGTGAGGTTAAAAATGAGCATAAAAGTAAATTGCATAGATGATATAATGTTTATGTTTAGTTTTAAAGAGGTTGCTAAGCGCATAGAGGTTTGGAAAGAAACGCTTGATTGTGCTTGCAAATTATTTGAGCACGAATACGGTTGCGTAGAATGCCCGTTAGTGCGCGAATGTGGCGACACTCATCAAATGTTAGATGATATACAACATTGTATTCAGGGTAACAGGACAACTTAAATATAACAAGGCTCGAATACCACTGTTGGTACTCGAGCCTTGTTTTATAAATTATTTATATCGTCCATTCTCCAGACGCGTGCTCCCACGAGGGCGGGTTAACCTGCTGCGACGCAATAGCAGAAAATAGCATTGAGTTATCAGACACAAACCCGACCGAACCGTTATTTTTAAAGAACAGTTGTGCGCTTCCGAAACCGCTATTGTCACCGGGGCCCGGCGCCCAAAGCAAACCCGTAATAAGCTTGTCATTAGTAGGAGCGCCGTTATTATCGTCGCTAGAATCGGAGACGTAGGAACTACGCGGCATGAGTTCAAATTTAAACGTGTTTTGCGTCGTAGCGCCTAACAGCGTTGCCACGTCGTGTTTGAAATTGTCGGAGGTCACAAGTCTTTCGCGCCAGTTACCCGACACGGAAACGGAACTGTCCTGCCCATACACACGCATGACACCGTAGCAAATAACAGTAGCATCAGCAGAGGACGGGAAAGAAAGCATATCCAAAATAGCCTTTTTATAATAATGTGTACCTGTAAGGGTGAAAGACTTATAATCAAACTTAGGATATGTCTTAACCATATTCTCGAGATCCTGTACACGTGTAGTCAAGGAAAGAATGTTGGAATTGATATTCGTAATCTGCCCGTCAACGTCGGCTTTCCACTGGTTATACTGTTCTGTAAATTCAGTTTTCCACGTGTTGAACTCACTGTTCGTGTTTGTGGTGTATGTATTGAACATTTGGTCAATGCGTGTGTTTGCATTGTTCACAAACTCATTAAACTTTTTGTTTAAATTGTTAGTGGTATTCGTCTCATACTCACTGAACCACTGCTGCAAAGTAGTGTTAGTATCATTCTTATATTGTTCAAACTTGTTCCAGAGTTCTTTTGTAAGGTCATCAAAGTGCTGTTCCATGTGCGCTTCAAACCTTGCGATTTCAGCGTTCACCCAGTCTTGCAAGTCTTTGTACGCTTTATGCAAAGCGTCAATGTTATCCTGCATCTTTTCGAGTTCCTCAAGCATCTTGTTAAGGAACGCCGCAAGCTTACACAGCACCTCATAGTAACTCAAGCTCTGATCGTAGACCGCCGGGAGAACCTTTTGACACCAAAAGCGCAAATACGGAATACCGTCATATTTTTGCAAGATCGGGTCAAATTTTGCGGGTGTAAAATTATTATCGTTCGGCATACTGTACCTCCTTTATTCCCACAAACCAAAGAATAAATCTTCCAGTTCGTGCAATACCATGTTGTCAACACTTTCATAATTCTTGTACATCTTAGTCATTTCGGAGAAATACGCGTCTCCACTGCTACGCCCTGTATAAGTATACTCCGTGTTGCGTTTACCGTCCTGTGTGCTTTGTGCTGTGCCGTCGGTTGAAGCTTCGCTCGTTGTCTTTGTTGCGTTTGTCAAATACTTATCTGTGTCTAACCCCTCAATACCACCTTGCGGAGTTTCGTTAAACTTGTTCCAACCTGTGCTTTGACTTTCGCCATGTGATGTGCCGTTGTCAGCAGTGTGTGTCGTGTCTTCGCCTACTGTAGTATGTTTGATATTATCAAACGGGTTCGCAAGTTCCTCTTGCTTGTACAGCATGTTATATTTCGGCATAATCGCGACAAGCCGCTCCCGAAGATGCAGTTTCCAAAGCGCATACGTTTCATACGCTATTTCACGCGTATAATAGTGGAGTAGGATAAGTTTGCACAGGTGTTCACGATAACTTTCTTTCCAGATAGGAAAATCAAAGTCGAAAATGTGTTCATAACCGGCTTGCAAAGCTTTCTCAACGTCACCATAGCCGCTGTGTTCGTACTCACCTTGCCAGTTCAATTCTGGAACAAAACTTTCGCAAATCCAACGAACTTCTGTTGTAAATTTACTCACTGTCTTCTTCCTTTCTTTCCTTTTCTTCGGTCTGCTTCTGATACATCACGTCATCAGCGTCTTCCAAAATCAGACGGTCATCGTAGTCTTCCTTGTACTCACACCATACATTCAGATTGAACAGACTATTGATTTTTTCGCAAGCTTTTTGCCGCTCATTCAAGCGGTTATATCTTGCCGCAATAGTGCCGCCCATGTTACGTGATACTTCATCTGTAATCAAGCGCTCTTTTTTCTGCAAGGACGTATTCGAAATACCGAGATATGTCAAAGCTTCATTGAAAATCTGTGTTTTGATTTCATACAATTTGTCTGCAACGTATGGCGCGTCTGTCTTTAGCACTGTAAAGTCATTGATAGATAAATTCTTGTCACCGAAAATAAACGGCTGATTTCCGTCATACTTCATGTACAAGTTTTTCATCGTCAAGCGTTTGCTTTCATCTGCCAAAATCAAAATTGGGGTTTTCTGCGCGTTGACGTTTATGTCGATGATTTCATCAATCTTTCCGAGCCTGTCCGCGAATGATACCAACTGCATCAGGGACGGTGTGCGGAGATAGTTATTATAAATCATCACGCCTGTTTTCTGTGTCAGTGGGTATCTGTAGTTGTTATACAAGCTACGCGCCGTAAACTGCAACGGCTGTCCGTACACGTCGTAGCCGCTGGTACTGACGTTTACGGGGAGTGTCATGTACATGTCGAGTGCATCGTCCTTGAAGAATACCGCGCGTCCGTTGCCCAGAAGCGCAAGTTCAAGTGTTCGCACGTCGCATGTTTCGGGTAGACCTGTCCAGTCAAACATGGACGCGGAAAGTTCAACGAGCCTTGAAAGGTACAAATCGTTGTTCAGTCGGTTTTCAAAAGCCGTACTCCAAAACATGCGGTCTTGCGTACCGCCGTAATGCTTTGACCTCAAACTACTTGCCATATCATATCACCGTCCTTTCTTATGTCGGGGAGTTATCAAGCGTATAATTACCCACTTCGTCACCGTTCTTCCAGAATGTAACGCCTTTGTCATACACAGCTTTAATTATGTTCGCCGCTTCTTGTGGCAAGAAGCCCTGTATTTCGCAACCGATAGTTTTAACGTAGTTCCAATGGGGTCTTGAATGAGTGTTAGGGACTTTAACAGTACATGTGTTGTACCCAAACATGTCAAAGAACTTGTCTACGATTTCCGCATACTCTGGTTTAACGCACATGTAATAGGTGCTGTAATCAAAACGGGCTAAAGCGTTAGTAACACTTCCCGCGCCAGATAACCCGCCTACGTTTGGTGGGATGTTTGAAACATCTTGAAGTTTAGCTTCAACTTGCCACACGGTTGTCATAAAGTCTACTATACTTGTTCCGGCTGTACCAATAGCGCTGAATATTCCGCCCATGGCTTGTTGCCGCAACCCTGTTTTTGTAGTCTGACTAACTGTTTTTCCGGCGTTAGACGCGTCAGCTTTAGCGGCTTGTAACATATCGGCGGCGTTATTCACGGTCATTGCACCACCAAGAAAAGCTGATACGGTATTCATTAACCCGTTTGCACCCTGTGTGAAAACAGCATTTTCTATTTGATTGCGGTTCATAGCCATGTATGCCTTATAGGTGTCGCCTATCCATGGAACAGTAGGATAACCTGTCAATACAAGCGCATGGTCGTAATACTTAGCGACACCCCTATAGTCCAAAGGATAAAGTACACATTCGGGTGAACTTATGCCGGAAGCCGCAACTTCCATGTGAAAGAAACCGTCTTTATCAATTTTAAAATCTTCATAACGGTATTCGTTTACTGTACCTTGATTGTTGCTAATCCACAGTTGATTGTAGGGATAACCAAACAGTTTTTTATTTCGCGGTTTATATCCGTTTGGTAACTGGTCTTTGAACTGTTCCTCACCCTCATAAATACCACTGGTAACACCATAGCAAACAAACTTAAAATCTTCTTTTGGTACTATCTTCGGCATGTCAAAATGCGTTTTATCTGCACCCTGTGCCATGAGTGCGTTAGCAACCGTTACGGACAAAACAGCATCTTGCAACCCGCTACGAACAAAATCTTGTACGATTACGTTCATATCTTCTGCTCTACCAATATAGCCGTACACAGGACAAAACTGACTGTACAATTTTATGGGGGCATCGCCGCCAGTTGAATAGGGTTTACTTGTAATAACACACGCATATTCACCCAACAAACCGTGTGAAGATAACAGGTTTTGAGACACGCCGCACATCAGTTCACCATACCCAATGTTTTCTGGTCTGGTGTTTTCAAAAATCTTGTCCGTTACGGAATGTTCACGTTCAACCAAGCATTGCATCAAAGTATATTCAAACATCCAAGTTTGCATCATGTCAAGTTCGTAATGTATATCCGTAACATTGTCGTTTACATATTCAACACTGTCTACAAACGCAAAGAACCACTTTTCACCGTATGACGTGTTTTTAAACAATAGATAATTACAAGCATATACTTGTGTTGCAGGGATATCCAAGGTTATATAATTACGTCTTTCACGCTGATATGACACATTGTGGAATTGCTTGAAAGCTTTACTGAAAAAGTAATTATTTTGAGCGGCAATACTATCAAAGTATAACGTATACTTATAGTCACTTTCAATAGGAACACCACGACATAACACAACGTCTGAATTAGGGGGTATATATGGCATTTTATTCACCTCTTATATAAGTCTTAACCCTCTGTTTCCAGAGGGTTTGACTTACATTGATTTAGTTTACTGTACGGTAATCACGCACTTGCCGCTCATTGTGGTATCGAACTTAGAAGTCGCGGTAATGTTCACCGTGCCGCTTGCCGTCGAGTCAACCTTAACAACGCCGGACGCAGACACCGTAACGAGCGGGTTGTCACTTGTCCACGTAACCGCCTGCGGCGCAAAATGGGTCGTTGCGACTTTCGCGGTCAAGGTCAGCACCTGACCCGGTGACACCGTAGCCGTAGCCGGAGACACCGTAACGCCTGTGACAGTCGGGGTGTTCGGGATAAACGCGATAGCGTTAGCGAACGGGGAAACGCTAAACAGCTTCCATACATGAAGATAGTGGTTCCAGTAAAGACCTTGTACGTTCTCAAGGTCGCGGAACTGCTGGAGCTTATCATAAATCACGAAATAATCACGGTCAACAAGGACGGCAGGAATTTCGTTGAGAGCGTCCAGTTCGTCCGTTCCGTACTCATAGTAGTTCGGGTCACCCTTAAAGAGTTCCGCAAGGCGCTTTACGTTCAGCTTGCCGAAACCGTCTACAAGCACGATATGACCGAGAAGTTCGGCTTCGGACATGTTGAACGCACGTGCAAGGTTCTTTACGCTCTGGGTTGCATCGAACGCAGTATTGATAATGATATACTGGTCATCACGCAGGGTGTGCGTGGTCACGCCAGCAAGGTTGTATTCGTCAGACATAAACAGCAGGTCATTGGACGCTTTACGCATTGCAACGGTTGCGTCATCAATGTTACTTGTGTTGATTGTCTGTACGCTAATCTGACCGCGAGAGAGGTTACGCGCAAGCATGTACTTCATGACAAGGAATTCGTCATTCTCCATAGCGGTGTAAAGCTGTTCCGTAATCTTCGCAACGAGGTTATACACACCGTCTTCGGACAGGAACGCAAGGCGCAAATCCTGTTCTTCGGTCGTAGTCTTGTAGAACTTCTGGAAGTTCATGACATGGAACGCGGACTGCACGTCCGGGATTTCACGCTTGAAGAGTTCGTTTTCCGCGACTGCCGGGTCATACTGGAATGGACGCGCCATAGCCACGAACACTTCTTCAACCGTTTCGCCAAAGTCAAGGAAGCCTTTCTTAAACATTGCCCACGGGTTAGAGTAGGACTTAGACGTGATAATGACTTTGCCGATACGGTTCACGAGCGCGGAAAGAAACTCATTCTGGAGCGCGGGCATGTCCATGATGATTGCGCCAATTTCGCGGATGCTGTCTGCGTCCGGGGTCACAACCGGGACATAGTTACGGTAATTGATAGACGCGGAATTGCGGATTGCATTCAAAACGTCTGCGGAACTGTTTGTCAGTGTTCTAACTTTCGGCTTAGTTGCCATTGAAAATCATCCTTTCTTATTTAAATAAATCATTGAACGTGATATGTTCTGCACGTTCGGTTGCATCTTCTGGTTCGTCGAGTTTACTGCCCTCTGGTTTACCCTCAAAGAAACGGCTTGTATATTTTTCGCGCCATTCTTTATCCTTTTTTGCTGTTGCTTCTTCTGCCGCGGTCAGTCTGATGCTAAAATCATTAAACGTGTCCGCAACGTCTTCTGCAATTTCTAACATTCTATCGGGTGTAAAGTCACCCGACGCAAACATTTCTTTAAACTGTTCAAGATTTTTTACTGCCATTTTAAATCATTCTCTTTCTGTAGCCAAGACACATCATCCATATAGGCATGGACTTTCGTTTTGACGGTGTTGGAGGGGGTGGTGTTGGTGGTGTATCGGGGTCATATTGCCCGAGGTAGTTATACCAATATCGCGCCGCCTTTTGACGGTCTGCACGTGTTGCTTCCGGGTCTGCCGGGCGTTCGTATGTGTCCAAAAAGACGCTTGCAAGATATTCGGGAGACGCGGTTGACGCTTTAAATTCCGCGTAACTCATGTTGTACGGGCTGACGGGATACCACAAATTTGTGGCTTTACTCAAAAAGTAACATTGCGCTGTACCGTCATCGGGACTGCCCATAACGTCACTAAAGTGTGGGGCATACCCGGGGGACGACTTTGCAATTTCTGCATCAATATACTTTTGAGGTGGAGTAAACTGTACCAAACCATAACCAATGTCGTCCTTTCTATAATCCGTTGACGGTAGGGGTTCATCCCAACCCCACCGCCACGGATTGTACCCGCTCTCCCATTCCATGTTTCCAAGGACGGCAGAGACGGCGTTTAATGTCCACCCGAGTGATTGCACCAAAGCCTTGTAAATCATGATAGCGTTGTCTTGCGCTTCTGTACTCTCACGGGAGTAACCGTACAAGTTTTTCGCGTGCCATGTCGCGTCGGGTAAAGGTGGTTTCGGTTGCGGTGTGCTTGCGTCCCACGTAACGTTATACGTGCCTACACCGTTCGGTATACGCAAGATGCTTGACGGGTCTTTTCTGTAGGCGGTTGTTTGCCCGCCGTCCCAGTATTCCCAGTGGGTGTGTGTACCAGTGACGTTGCCCGTCTGACCTTGCGTCCCGATAAACTGACCTTGTGCAATGCTGTCACCCTCTGACCAAATCTGTGACGCAAAGTGCGCAGCAAGCCAATACTTGTTCGGTTCAAACTCAACAAGTATCATGTTGCCCCATGACATGTTGCCAGTTATGGTACTGCCGTCCCACACCTGCGCCCAAACAACTGTTCCCGCTAAAGGTGCATACGCTTTGTAGTTGTCATGCACGGTATCAATGCCGCCATGTTCACCGCCGCCGGAATAGTACGGGTAGCCCGCACTTTCATAGATTGTCTTTTGGTCTGTTATACATTGCTTATAGGTTGCCATGTTAAATCAAGCTTTCAATTTCATTTGCAAGAACTTCAATCTGTTCAAGCTTCGTTCGAATTAAATCCTTGTTGTCACTTTTCTTTTTGTAGCCATTTAGCCCTTTTGCTTTGATCTGTGACGGGTAGTCATAATACGCGTAATCTGCATCCACTCTACCCGATACACCGTTTACGGTGTGACTGTTTGTGTACTGCCAGATACCCGCGTTTTCGTATTGACAAACGTCGTTCCACTGGGCACACCAAACGGCGTACCTTGACAATTTTGTCATGTCAAGACGGTCTGAAAGGTAATACAAAGAGGCGTAAATCCCTACCCAGTAGCCGTTGCTTTCCACTGTGCTGAGTATTTTAGCCGCGATGTCACTGTATTTTGTTTTACCAAGCTTTCTTGCAATGCCGTCTTCCTCCATGTCGATATACACCGGGTAATCAAACTGTTTTCCCCTTAAAGCTTTGATAAAGCTTGCGGCTTCGTCTGCCGCCATGTCGGCGTTTTCTGCGTAGCTGTACCAATATGCACCCACACCAAGCCCCGCGGCTTTCGCTTTTTTGTAATATTCCTCGAACCTTGCGTCGTACTGTTCGGGGTATCGGTTTGCACTGCCATAACCGGCGCGGAGAAGAACGAAGTCAATGCCGGAGGCTTTGAGTTTGTCAAAGTTGACTGTGCCTTGATGTTCGGAGAGGTCGACACCATTTGAAAAGATTTTTGCGCACATTGTTATCCACCTACCTTGTGTTCGAGAGTTGCAACTCTTGCTTTGAGATTATTTACTTCTGTACTAAGTTTTGACGTCGCAACCTGTAACGTGTTTATTCTGCTAAGTGCTTGATCTTTAAAATCTACAAATTCGGCATGATCTAGTGCAAGCAAATAATTTTCATAATTATAAGGCGCTTCCATGATGTCAAACACCAAATCGTTTTGAATAATACGATTCCCGACCCGCATTCTTATATATGCTTTTTTAATACCCGTTGTCCCTCGTGGGAGGGTTAGTAAAAAAGCCTCGTTGTACTGAACTAAGGGAGCCTGTACACGAATAGGTTCCACTGTAACGCCCTCGTTAGTTTCGATAAAAATTTTTAAAGGGAATATCACACCATTTGCGAAAACATACGCTATACAAGGTATGACGGTATAGGTGTCAATTCCAATATGCTGTGCAACGGGTTCGGCAATAGGTATCTTAATTACATTTTTACAATGTATTATAGGTGCACCCTCTCTATGCTCTTTGTCTGCGTCCTCATACAAACTGTAAACGGTTTGAATACTGTAGACGGAATAGTTTTTTGGTTCCGCAGATGCTGGCATTACTCGTCACCCTCTTTCTCGACACCCATCTTGTCGCAAAGCTTTTGCATGATGAGCGTGTTATTATTGAGTGCATCTGTTAGCTTCTGTACTTCGCTTCGGTGTGTCTCCTCCAATTTGTTGATATACCAAAAGCAAATCAAGCAAACGGCAATAGGGAAACCAAGAGAGGAAACAACCTGCACAATAGCGGTTACGTCCATAAAGTTTCAATCCCTTCTGTTGTATTTACCACCTTTTATACTTATAGTATAGCACAAAAAGGGTTGACTTGTCAATATACTTATGGTATAATTTAATTAGAAAATAATACACGGAGTTGAAATAAAATGCCAAAATCGAATTATTACGACGGAACAAAGCTATTGTCATTAAAGGATATAAACGGCAAAACACCCGAGGTGTTCATGTGTACCTCTAACCGTAGCGCAGGTAAAACAACCTATTTTAATAGACTTGTGGTAAACAGGTTTATTAAACGCGGTGAAAAGTTCGCGTTGCTGTATCGCTTCAACTATGAGTTAGACGGCTGTGACGAAAAGTTCTTCAAGGATATAAAAGAATTATTCTTCCCCGAATACGATATGACCGCCGCAAAGAAGATGAAAGGCATATACCAAGAGTTGTACCTAAACGAAGAACCGTGCGGCTACGCAATTTCCATCAATTCAGCCGACCAATTAAAGCGCAATTCACATTTGTTCAGTGACATTGACAATATTATATTCGACGAGTTTCAATCCGAGCAAAACCACTACTGCGACAAAGAGGTTGAAAAGTTTATCTCTATTCACAATTCTATTGCGCGCGGACGTAGCAAGCAATCCCGCTACGTGCCCGTATATATGATTTCCAACCCTGTAACGATACTCAACCCATATTATGTTGCAATGGATATTTCAACACGACTTCAAAAGGACACGCATTTCTTGCGTGGAGACGGTTTCGTTCTGGAACAGGGTTATAACGAAACGGCGGCTAAAGCTTTAAAATCAAGCGCTTTCAACCGTGCGTTCGGCTCGAGCGATTATATCGCGTATAGCGCCGAGGGTGTGTATTTACAAGATGACCTCTCATTTGTCGATACGCCGACGGGTCGCGGAAAGTATGTCGCAACGATACGCTATGCGGGTATTGACTATGGCGTTCGTGAGTACCCAGAATTAGGTATAGTGTTCTGTGACAAAAGCGTCGATTATCAATACCCGCTCAAAATTACGGTTGATACCGCCGACCATAAATTAAATTATGTTATGGTATCAAGTAACTTTATACTCATTCAAAAGCTTCGGTATTATTTCGAACACGGCTGTATGCGGTTCAAGGACTTACAAGCGAAAGAAGCAATATTAAAAGCGCTTTCGTTCTAACTTGTATTCTGCGTTCGTTCTGCACATCGACCTGCACGGGTGACACGGTTGAAAGATGCCGCCGTGACAAGGCTATGAACGGTCAATTCCTTTGTGTAGACGTGCGTTTAAGAATAACAAAATCCCTTAGAGTTTTCATGCTCTAAGGGATTTACTTTTAGTGCATTTCAAATGTCGTGTCAGATAAGATAACACCACCTTTAATGCGCTTTTGAGAAAGTTTACCCGGTATCATGATGCCCGGTACAAAGTCGGATATGCTACGAGGTTCACGGATAAATTCAAGTTCTTCGGGCGTGTAGTTTTCTGGGTTCTTCTCTGTGTCGTAATCCTGTTCGACTGAATGTATAAACAGTTGTTTAACGGTTTTGTTTGCACCCGCACATGTCACAATATAATGCGGGGTTTCAATCGGTTCGCCGTCCTCATGTGTTACGTGTTCAATGTAGGTTTTCTGACGTGTGAAAAATCCAACGTCCCAGTTTGTTTCATTCTTCCAACAACAATAATTTCGCGGGTGTAATGTGACACCTTTTATCTTGTCTAACGGTAAGTCGAGATGCAAGCTGTCCGTGTCTGCATAGATAAAACCGGGAGCATTGACACCGTAGTAATTCTGCTGTGCGGCAGTAATTGTAAAGTTTCGTGCGTAACTGGTAATAGCCGCGCCACATGCAATGTAACCCGGTGTCTTTTCGTTTTCCGTGACGGTAAAGAAGCCTACCACGCCGTTAGGTTTGAGCATAGCAACCTTATACGAACTGATTGTAGATGCCGCTTGTTTTCCGTACAGATTGTTGCTGTATAATTTCGCCACTGTTCTAATACCCTTGTTTGGAGCGTTGATTTTCATTTCACGATATTTGTTCAAGTATTTGTCATAGATGCCTTGTTGTGCTTCAAAATAACAGCCGTCCAAAATTTTGGGGTCAATTACAATGTAATGCTTTTTAAACAGTTCGTAATCTGTCATGGTCATTGTCATAGTCACATACGTGTCATGCTTCTTGCCGCATTGGTCTACCCATTCTGACACGTATCGCTTTTGGTTTTCGTCCCATACGTCAGACGTAGTTAAACTCTCGTTTTGTCTATAATGCAGATTTTTCTTTAGCTGAATAAAAGGGAGATACCCGACCTTTAGTCTAAAACGACAACGTAGACGCACAAAATAATATATACCTGTCAAAGGGTTATGTGACTTTAACCGTTCCTGTCTTTCCGCTTCGACTGCCTTTAAACCCTCTGCGCCACTGAAAAATGCAGGTAAGCCAATGGGATAATAGTTGCCACTATCACTGTGCATCATGGACGGGTATAGGGAGTTTACATCAAGCGTCAAACCGTTTTTATGTACCTTGCATTGCTTGCCTTGTACGACGTGACACCACCCGCCACGGTATGCCTTGCGTATGTATTCGTCTGCATTTATAGCGCCGTAGCGCTCGGGGTCAAGCGGAATGTCGTAAAGGTTTGGGAACATGTCTTGATAAACAAAACGGTTATAGCCGGACTTAAACTCACTCATGCAACACGCGCCAATGGTTAATTTCTTGTGACCGTCTGCAAACATAAATTCAATCGCTTCTTTTACAACAAGCACGTCGTTCTTGATATAGTGTTCTTCATCAGGGGTAATGTTATACCCTGCGTGACGTTCACCCTTGTATTCAATCGTGCTCTTACGGTGTTTGGTGTTAAAGCTTGTTCCCATGTCTGCGACGGAGAGGGGGATAAGCTTGTAACTGTCACGGAACTCTATAACGCTTCTATGGGTTTTAACAGTCATTGTATACCATTGTCCCATGTCGGATATGCTGTATTTAAAAGTGTTAGGTTGCATGTCATTTGTTTCGTAAAACATAGTGTGTTCAACTTTGCCGTCGGGCGTGTAGGTTGCTTGTGCGTAGTCGTCGCGCTTCAATAGGTAATCAAGAATGTAAGAAAAGTCAAAAGCGCCGTTGTGAAAGTACACGATGTTCTTGCCTTTTAACTGTTCTACCCATTCCCAGTATTTACCTATTGAGTTTACAACGAGTACATCTTCTGTATGTATTTTAACACATGCCGCCGCCCAAACTTCCGTGTCAGTTTGCCCGTCGTATACGCTTGTCTCAAAATCACATACGTAATAATTCATGCTTGCACGTCTCCAAACGCTTCATTTAGTTTCATCATTTCTTCTACACCTGCTTCGCGGTGTTCGTAAAAGTTGCCCAGCCAACGTCCCGCCGCGTTAACGTCGTTCGCTTCCTGTGACGTTAATGTCCCGGCGGCAACACCGATTTCATTCAGCATGTACGCGAATACGGTGTCACCCTCATTTTTGCCATAACGGTTTTGCAGATGATTGCGTTCTTCCTTTAGGTCATCTAATATATATTCCATACCTGCGTGTTTCTTTTTGTCTGTTACCCAACGTGCATTCGATTCAACAAAATGCGCGAACGCAAGGTCAGCTTCATTTATATTAGCTATGGGTGCATGGTTAACTGAAAGAATTATATTGCTTTCAACACCCGTTGAACTTGTAACCGTAAATTGCGTAAAGCCTAACTTGTTAAACTGCGCTCTTGCCGCTTTAGATATGTCAGTAAACGAAATAGCTTCACCGTTTTGCGCTTCTGCATATAACACCGTGTCCGTAATGTCTTTAAGTTCTTGCTTTAATTTATTGAGCATTTTCTTTGTTATTCTTTCGGGACGTTCAAAAGCGCTAAACAAATCTTTAGCCTTGTACTGTGATTTATAGCCTTTTCTTAAATAACGGTTAAAGCGTTGCTTTGCGTTTGTAAGTAAACGCTCAAATTCTGCTTGATTAGGTGTTAATTTTTTTGATGATTTTTTAGCCATACTTTACCCTCTTTTCTATTGACAAAATAATACCGTTATGGTATAATAAAGTGTAAAAATAAAAAAGAACCGATGACGAATTTTTTTTTTCGTCATCGGTTCAATCGGGAGGTTTACCGCCGTGTCAGCGGCAGTTAAGGAAAGGAGAAATCTTATGGTTTATTTGATACGGTCTACGAGTTCCGCGTTCTCGATAAAATCCTTGACGGACATTTCGTAGCGGTTTTCTTCGATAGACTCAATGTTGACGAAAGTTACAACGCGGCCCTTTTCTTTATTGTCGTGGTCGCGGTGCAACTTCTTAGTCAACGCGTAGAAAGTGGGAGCACCCTCACAAACGTCGGTGAAGTGATATTCAATACCGTTTTCGTTAATCGTGTAAGTGTATGTCGTGGTCTGAACAGTTCTACGAATATACTTCACTATCATTCACCTGCCTTTGCTACAGGGCGGCAACCGAGGAAGTTACGACCTTTATAGTTCTGGGACGGCTTCGCAAAGCATTCGATTTCCATACCGTCGCTTGCGTCGAACGTGCCCACAATGTCAAGGAACGACTGGGTGAACGACTGGGAGCCAGTATGATACAGAATGCCATCTGCGATAATGACAAGCTTGTCATATTCCTTATCCTGACCGGGCTTCGGGTTGTCATTCACAGTGTGAACCATTGCCCATGCGTCCGGGTAGGAGATAACGAGTTTCCCGAATTCTTTAATAGCCTTTTCAAGGTTCTCACCGTTGTTGTAGTTCATTACGTTGTACTTGTCCATTTTGCTAAGGTCTGTAGATTTGATGATAGTGTTAGTAAGCATAGTTTTGTTTGTCCTTTCAAATAGTATTTGTTGTAATAGATAATATGGAGAGTATGGAAACTGACAATGAAATTACGCAGAAAGGAGTTTTTTTGCCTTTCTTGAATATTCTTTTGTAATCGTCTGAAACTTCGTTGCAACTTGTGTTCTTCTTGATTACGTATATATCTTAACACATGTTTGAAGAAATGTCAATAGGTTTTTTCAAAGTTTTTTGAAAATATTTTTTCGGACTGTTTATCGTCGTGCTGTGACGTGGTAACGTGTTACACCAAGTTCCGTCCGCGGAGCGGAGCAGAGCGACGCGGACGGCGGCAGACAATCACGTGATTATGTGAACTGTTTCTGAATTAGTTCACTTTGCTCGTGTATCAAAACTGACCGTTAGTCATTTTGTGTGTCCCGTCCGCGGGTTTTCATCCGTGGTCACGCGTTCTCCGGGTTCCGTCCGCGGGTTTCATCCGTGGTCACGCGTTCGCCGTGTTCCGTCCGCGGAGCGGAGCAGAGCGACGCGGACGGCGGCA